CTTTTCTTTCAGATACAACACTGTACTTTGACTTGCTATATAAATACTTACTCACCTGATAGTATTCATTAGTAGTCGGTNAAAACGTTCTCATCAATAAAGTGTATTTTCTTCAACCCAGTATCAGTACACATAGATGTCTTTGATTTAGAAAGCATCCCAGTATCCTGAGTCGCGATAAATTTCATCACCTTATCTGAGGGTTTATCTTCACCACACCCGAGTAAAACAACGCACAGTACCGCAATCCCTAATAATTTCTTCACATACCTACCCTCCATAAGCAAAAAGCCACCCGAAGGTGGCCTTATCAATCAGCTTGCGTTCTCGCAACCCGGCAGGCTGCGGTCAATCACAAGATTCCCCTCAACACGCAGACCAATCTTACCGAACAGGAAGGAGTGGTTAAGTTGTGTGACAACTACGTCAGACAGACCAACTGCACAGCGATCTTTTTCAATCGCTCGATCAGCGGCTGTTTTAACGTTCGGGATGCCAAGAGGGAAGATGATAACCGGATAGCTATCTTCTGCTGTTACGCGTTTCCCTTTGTAGAACTTACCCCCATTGAGGTTGTAATTTTTAGTACTCGCCACAGTCAAATCTGCAACACGTACTGTACAACCAGAAAGTAACAGCGCTCCAAGCGCCAAGGCGATGACTTTTTTCATTATATGTTTCCTTTGATTGCAATCGGAAACATCCTATCATCGACTTTTAGTAGCATGGACCACCATTAATGGTAGGTCAGTTGCTTCCTTTCTTATCTGCTGCACGTTTCTGTGCCTCTGCCCACTCAGCCCTCCAGGCATCATCAAGAGCCAGTATCGCCGCGTCAAACTCAATGCGGTCGATCAGGATGGTGCGCGATGCCAGGTAAAGCTCAATATCGTTCAGGGATAGAGGGAGCGGCACTCCGGCCATGCCGGCATACTTCCTGCCGCGCGATATCATGGCGTAAGCGTTGAGGATCTCCCCAGTGACTGCATCGATTTCAGGCTCCGGAATGGGCGGGAGATTTAGTTTCTCCCTGCGCCACTTTGCTTTCTCGCCCTGCTCGCCGGCGAATTCCTTTAGCCACTTTTGGGCCTCTATGGCTTTTTTACGGTTTCCTGAGTCTGCTGCTCCTTACCCTNGAGCAATATTCGCCGCCTCAGCCAGAATAAGCCAGTACAGAGAGGGGTTTTGCTTCAGTAACGCAACACCACGCTCCGGTGTATACGCTACCGCCGTCTCCGTACCATCCACCAGCTCCCCCACGCCTTCCCAGTCTTTCAGAAGAAAGCGCGCGCAATTGTCGATGAGAAGATCATCAACCGAGTCAATCTCGCCCACACTGGCGAGATCGAAAGCATCCGTACCGACCTGGTAGCTCGCGTCCATTTTGTCGATATGGCGCCGCACCAGCGCATTGCGTGAGCGGTATTGTGGATTCTCGCTACTGGCCACCAGCAGACGGAGTTTAAATAGCGCCTCGTCTTCCGGCGTGAATTTCTTTTTACTTCCTGCTGGCTTTTTGTAAGGGAAAAACCAGCGTTCTCCGTTCAAATCAATTTGAGAAGAAATAATCAGCATAAAGACTCCCNAAAAAAGCCCGATCCGCGATGACTGCAGAACGGGCCAGGTAAATTAAGGCGCGGTAACGGTGATTTCAGACGTTGCGGTAAAGGTGCGGGCCTTACCAGTGATGATTGCAGTACCGGCTGCGTTACGCGTGACCTTCGCTGTTTTCTGCCCGGTAGAAACCACACTGGCGATAGTCGGATCCGATGACGTCCACTGGACGGTATCAGTTGAATCAGCTGGCGTAAGCGTGGCGGTTAACGTCACAGTAGACCCCACTGCTCCAGTTGAAGTGGCTGGCGCAACACTGATTGCCGTCGCTGGCACTTTAGGCACGCGCGTAATCGTCGGCGGAGTATTGGCCGCGGTGATATCCAGCTGAACCTGAACAATGTCAGTGCTCCCCGCATCCGGCCAGTCGCCGGAGATCTGCACTTCCGGGAAATCGAAGGTATAGGTGCCTTCAGCATTCTCCAGAGTGAAGCTAAACGGCACCGTTTCGCCGGTGAACGTTTTTTTGTAAACCTCCCAGGCAGCCTTTGACCATGACAGCGTGATTTGACCTGACGGGGTAAAGGTTGTCGGAATGTTTGCGCCGGCGAACGCCGAGCCGGTACCGATGCAGCGCTGGGTCTGCATATTGTTGTTGAACTGGATGTTGAAGGTGTCGACGCAGAAGCCTGTCCCGCCATCAACACCATTTAGCCGGATGTTCGTGACCTCCTTGAAGGAGTAACGCAGCGCCCCCGCTAAATCCACCGGCGCGGTGAAATAGCTGGTATCGTCCCCTTTCGTCTCCCAGTCCAGCCCTGCAAACGTAATGGTTGCAGTGATATCACCATCGGCCGGGATTTCCATCTGGAAGGTGCCAACCTGGCAACCGCGGGCAATCTGGGCGATCCCCACATCACTGGCAAAAGTCGCCACGGAGAACGTAATGCGACCGTTACCCATCGTCAGTACGTTATTTACCCATTCTGAACCGAAGCAGCTGGCAAGAAAATCATCATGCTGGTTCCAGCGAAACCGTGTGCCGACATCGCCGCCGACATCCACTGTGCCGCGTGAAACACCCTGCGCCATACGGTCACCAGCGATTTCGTCATTGTCGTTGGTGTTCTGCGTTGGTTTCAGACCAAATGAAGAACGGCGCAGCAGGTTCCACGCCCCTGCTGTTGGCGTGATTCCTGGCGTTGTCTCGCGAATAAACGCGGCTACTACTTTTGCACCTGAGCTCACAGGAGCCTCCTGTTTTTTGTGCGCTACAGAGCGCGATAAGGAATTTGAAGATTGAGCTGTAACCAGCCATCGGTCTCACCCGCCGGCACAGCAGAAACAGCGAAATAACTCAGCTTTCCGTCGTCCTTAAACTCGAATAGCTCCGTTAGCTGGTCGGCCGTTCGGGAGATAAGCAACGTCCCGGATCCGACCGGAACAAACAGCTGAATGATGAGTAATCCCGTCCTGTGGACGACCGGCCCATTCCCGATCTCAGTTGCGCCTGCCTGTCCAGCAATGTTGGTTAGGCGGGCCCAGATATCGCGGTTACTGGGGTCAAATACCGGGCCATTGGGATAATCCACCGCATCAGAGGCAATAGCGGTCTGTGCCGCCATTCGAGAAATGACAGCGTTTCTGATTTCTGTGAAGGTCATTTGTAGGCCTGAATCACACCATTAAACGAGACGGCATAGACGCCTGTCGGCGCTTGCGTTGAGTGGCCATTCTCCAGAGGCACGGAGTAAGGCAGGTTCGACTGGATGTAAATCACCGAGTAGGCTGGCGCCTGGTCAATGATATTTTTGCCATTAAGAAACGTCATTGTCCCGCGCGGATCCGGTTCGGTCGGGACGGAATGATCAGGTTCGCCGATGCTGACGAAATGCGATGCCCTGAAGGTTCCTGCGCGATACTCAGCCGGCCGCCTGATATCCATGCTGTCATTAACACGGACTTTCTTTCTGAGACGGCCTGTCTTTGTCAGGTTGGCAGGATCGGCATAAAGAGATTCGTTCCATTCCCCAACAGCTTTGTTGTACTGAACCGCGGTCGCGTTGATGGCCCACAGCTCCGGGTTTCCTACAGGCGATCGCTGAACGATTTCATTCAGCAGCTGAATGGCGATGGTTCTCTGCCGTAACCTCACATCGTCTTCCACCAGCCCGGCGAATGCCGCCGGGTCAATGTTCCAGCCCTTAGCCATATCACGCTCTCCGCAGTTGAATGGAGTACGCAGCGCCAGCAGAGTCGGCAGAAGCGGTGATGACCTCGTAACGCTGAAGCTCACCCGTAATCGGATCCGGTGCGGTGATGATATGCCCGACGGCCGGCTTATCAGTCACCTCGTTAACCAGGGCGGTTAGCTTCACATCACCATGCAGAATGTTAACGCCATCGATACGGCGCAATTTATAGCGCGCCAGCACTCCACGCCCCGAGTAAGTCACCTTCGTTTCAGTGCCGGTTTCCGTCACCGGATCCCAGGCACCCCGAACGGTGTATGACCCAGTGAAATCCTTAACGGCATCCTGCAGGTCGGTATCGAATGCCGCGGCGACTTCGGTTTGCAGCTCGTCACGAATGCCCATTGCACCCACCAATACGCTGCTGAGGTTTAACGATCACTGTACCGCGGAGTTTGCGGGTATAAATTTCGCCATTACGCTTAACCCGCAGCGGGAGAGGAGAAAACTCTACAATACCCTTTGCCTGGTTTGCGTAAACAACATGTCTGATCGGGTTTCCATTCACAAACACATCGCGAGAACCGAGCCCGTCACCGACATAATGCACATCCGGATTTCGCATGTTACCCCCTTACCAGCCGCACCTGCGACTGATTTACACCGTATGGCTTAAGCATAGCCAGAGCCAGCTGCAGGTCAGAATCAAGCAATGCAGAGCTGTTGGTAGCGAGTTCTGCGAACGTTTTGGAAACAGAAACGTCGTCAGCATCAACGCTCTTACTCAGTAACACCCCCGAATCAGTTTTCTGCTGATACAGCCCGCCATTTGCCGCCGACAGCGCCGCATAGGCGCCGGCCTGTTTTACATCGTCAGGAATGATGGTTTCGTGAGTTGCCTTATCGCACGGCAGTTTCAGGTTAAGTCCATTCATCCAGGTATTAGCCATCAGCACAGATTTGGCTTTTTTGTTTTCATCTGTCCAGGTGGCACCGAGAATCGAATTGACATCTTCAACGGTGATGTAAGTGATCATGCATCACTCCATTTCTTTCCAGCCGTGCGCCTTCCAGTTCTCCACTTCATCAGGGTGAACGTTGGCTGTATTGGGGGCGCCGGGGAATGCCGGGAAATCGGTAATCATCGCCACCAGCTGCTGTTCCTGCTGTTCCTGCTGTTCCTGCTGTTCCTGCTGTTCCTGCTGTTCCTGCTGTTCCTGCTGTTCCTGCTGTTCCTGCTGTTCCTGCTGTCCTGCTGTTCCTGCTGTCCTGC